GGGGAGCACCTACAAACACCAAGTTTGTTGGTACACTGAACGGCGCAATGCGTGTGTTCGTTGACTCTTATGCATCTGACACAACTCCTGTGTTGGTTGGTTACAAAGGAAGTTCGGAAGCTGACGCTCCTGCGTTCTACTGCCCATACATTCCGTTGATGAGTTCTGGTGTTGTTCTTGATCCAAGCACATTCGAACCAGTCGTGTCATTCATGACACGTTATGGCTACATCGAATTGACTAACACTGCATCTTCATTCGGCAACGCCGGTGACTATGTTGGTGAGATCGCTGTTTCCAACTTGTCTTTCTCCTAATCAGAGAAACAAACTTTCTCAGGGATGGGAAGGAGAAAAAGGGCCGCAAGGCCCTTTTTTGTTGACTAAGTATTTGCATGATAGAATTCTTGGACCCAAATCGGTTTTATACCAACAGACAATACTTGACACAGTGGTTTGATGTTGACACATTATGCGTAACCGACAACGACTTTGAAAATGTCGAGCACACAAAAACTCTGTTGTCTCGACATCCCAATGCCAACAGGATTCTTGATATAACTCATAATCCCTGGATTGACGATAATTTACCATTCACGTTAGAACCGGTACTGACTAACAACTTTAAATTTTTTTACAGTCCCGGGTCCGGCACAACTTTCTTTCCGTTGTTTCTTTGGATGTACAGTTTGAGAAATCCCTTGTGGTGGGATACTTTTTGTTTTGATGCAGGATCAGCTAAAACTCAAGGCTTGATGTGTCTTAACAATCGTCCAAGATTGCATAGAACTCAAGTATGGGCAGAATTCAATCGTAGAGGAATTATTGATCAGTGTGCGTTTAGCTTTACCGAGCCAGTGTACCACGAAAAAGACCAGTACTCATATCCATATCCCTTGAACATTGCCGGTGAACAAGTTGATCTTGCTCGTAATGACATTGGGGTGGGACACAGTGTGTATCGCAATCACGCTGTAAATTTGGTAACAGAAACAGATATAGATTTAACCTACATCAGTGAAAAAACTTGCAAGCCTTTTGTGGCTAGACAAATTCCCATAATAGCAGGCAGTGCAGGAATCAATCAGTTTTTGAGTGATATAGGACTAGACATGTTTTCTGATGTAGTTCCTTGGGCTACCTGGGACAGTGAACCTGACTCAAGTATTAGACTACAAAAAATAGTTGATTTTACAGAGTCCTGGATTCGTTCAGGCTCAATGGTGACAGATTACAATCGACTATTGGCTAGAATCGAATCAAACAAAAAGTATTTTCACAGCGAAGAATTTAGAAATCGCATCATGATTCAAATGTCAAACCTTGAACCAGCTTAGATATTGTGTGATTTTCTTTGTAACACTGGTCCAGTCACCACGAACAGGTTGGCGAAACAGTCTCGCAGTTGAATACCACGGAGAGCTGTCACGTTTTAGCAACCAACGCCAGTCAGTTGAATACTGATTCAACATGACCCAGACTGGTCTACCCAGGCTACCTGCTAGGTGTGTTATGGCAGTATCCACACTGACCACAACGTCCAGGCACATGATCAGGGCCGCTGTGTCAGCAAAGCTGGTGATGCTGCCTGGATAGCGTGTGACTCCGGCATCAGCTAGTGCAAGTTCTTCATCTGGGGTGGCGTCAATCTGCAGGTTGATCCATTCGTACTCGGGTGCGCTGCGGATCATTTCAAGAATAGTTTCAAATGGCACACCCTTGTGTTGATTCAACCAGGCGTCTCTGCGACCACTCCAGCTGAATCCCACTCTCATTCGACGTTTTGGACCCAGACGTTCTAGCCATGTGGCGTGCAAGCCAGGATCAGCGTTCATGTAACTTTGTATTCGAGGCAGGTTATCAAGTGTGATGCCCAGCAGGCCTGGAATACTCATGATAGGAACCCAGTAGTCAAACTCGCCCATGTCAGTGGCATAGCTGCTGACCTGTTGAATAATGTTGCTGGAACTCAGCAGGGGAATTAGGCCGTCTGTGACTTGCAGTTTGACCTGTGCGCCCATGGCATGTAGATTGTAAACAAAGCGCACAAACTGTATGCAATCGCCGTGTCCTTGTTCGCCCACAACCAGAATGGTCTTGCCCTTGAGATCTTCACCACGCCATCTAGGTTGTGAGTATTTGGGTTCGGTGCCAGCAAGATGTTCGTAGTCCCAGCGACTTTCGTAAGCAGGCCATCCCTGAGCATAGTTGCCCTGCAACAGGTAACACACAGCCAGATTGAATCTAGCAGTGATATTGGCCGGATCTAGAGTGGCAGCATGTTGCAAAAAAGGCACAGCACGTTCTGGGTATCCCATTTCACGTTGCACATTGCCATAGTTGTTGAAGGCAGCAGCACATTCAGGATCTTGCACAAAAGCCTGAGCATAACACTGCAAGGCCTGTTCAGGAGAATGGCGGGCACGTTGCTGATTGCCAGCTTCAATTAGTTCAGAGGAGTTCATGGGATTATTTAAGCAAGGGTCTTACGTTATTTTATATTTTCGCTAAATACTTGTCAACACAATAGGGTGTTTTATGCTGAGATTAATACCCACAGCGTAGCGGCTAGAACCCGCATCGGACTTCTTTAAGGAGAAAACAAAATGGGTCGTCCTCTAAAAATACAAAAATCAAGTACTGGTTCCGGCAACGGCGGCGCAGCCGTTAGTGTGGATCTTGCTTTTCCCAACTTTGGATCACTCACTGCTCCAGTAGTTAACACAGCTGACACACTCAGCGCCGCTGAATATCTAGGTGTGGTGGGTGGTGCTGGACCAACTGATACCCCCTCAGCAACCAACCCCAGAGTTGATGTAACTGTGAACATTGCTAATCCGTCAGGCACAGGGCTTGGTGTTGCACAAGGCTATATTATCCGTCAAAAAGGTTCTCACAAATATCTAGTTGGTGATATTACTGCTGTGACCGATGGAAGTTTTTTGGTTGGTCAGGCTTATCAAATTGCGTCAGTGGGAACCACTGCTTGGACAGCAGCCGGTGCTCCTACTAACTTTGGTGTAGGCACAATTTTCACAGCAACTTCTGTTGGGGGATCAGGCAACGGTACTGCCAATTCAGTAGGCGTTTGTGTGCTGGACGACGATGTCACTCCTGCTGTGGGGCTGATGGCCATTACTTTTACCACAGGCGATAGCACCGCTACCACTGTCAGCAAACTCACCAACAAGTTCCTGTTGGATTGGACTGGTGGGTCAACTTACGCAGCCACTTCGGTGATTGCAGACAAACGATATGCCACCAACTTCTTCACTGACGAAGGCACAGTGATCAAGTCAGGAACCACAGCCGCTGCCAACACCGGCACTGTTACCTCCGGGCAACAAAATCTGTTGGATCTAGCCATTGTGGACAACGTTACTTCATAATTTGTAACACGACCGAGTCCTCTCAGCTACATACTGGGAGGATTTTTTATGGCCGCAGGATTTGTATTGGGTAACGGCGTCAGCCGAAAACAAGTTGATTTAGATCTGTTGAAATTGCACGGCACCGTGTATGGATGCAATGCCTTGTACAGAGAATTTGTACCAGATGTGCTGATCAGCACAGACAATCCCATCAGCACACACATACAGCAGTCAGGCTACAGCGCCACTCATACACATTACACTCGCAAGCCCTTGCCCGACACTGGCGCACAACGAGTACCGCAACAGTATTTTGGTTTCAGCTCAGGGCCTATAGCAGTGGGCATTGCAGCCCTAGCCCGTCATGAAACGGTTTACCTAATAGGATTTGACATGGGTCCTACCCGCACCGGGCATTTCAACAACTGCTATGCTGACACAGAATTCTACAAAAAAAGCTCAGCCAACCCTACATTTACTGGAAACTGGGTGAGGCAACTCAAGACGGTTGCTAAAGAGCACCTGACCACTAGATTTGTTCGAGTTCAGGGAGACACCACAGCACAAATACCCGAACTACTGGGCATCTCAAATATGAGTCATATGCCGATTGAAGACTTCTTAAACCGCATAAATAACACAAAGGAATTCTAAATGTCTATCTACAAGCGTTATGCCAGCAATGTTATCATTGAATCCATTGGATCAGCCAACACCGTAACATTTCAAAATACCGGTGGCGTTGCTAATGTGATTGTGACTGGTGACCTAACTGTCACTGGTAACGCATCTCTGTCAGGTAACATTTCGGGTGACAAGTTGTTCAATGGTACAACTTCAATTGAAATTCAAACCTCCAGCGGAAATGCCAACATCACTGTGGGCGGTGTTAGCAATGTGGCAGTTTTTACTCAAACTGGGCTGAACATCACTGGTGCTTACAGTGTGACTGGCAACGTTACAGGTGGTAACCTAAACACCACTGGCAATGTCAGCAGCGGTAACCTGACCATAACAACTGGCAACATTGTGCTGACACAAACATCTGGAGCTGCCACGGCTCAGATGATTCAATTCACAGACGCCAACACAGCAGTTACCACTCTGGGTGCAAATATTGGCACCATTGACTGGGTCACAGCAGATGCCACAGGACTTGGACCAAGAACCACAGCTTCAATCCGGGCAGTGTACGGAGACAATGCTGGCAATGCCAATGTGCTGATTCAAACCAACGGCACCAACAGAATTGCAGTGATTGGTGCCACTGGCAATGTGGGTGTGGCAAATTCTGCTCCCCTACATACTTTTGCGGTGACAGGCACAGGTTATTTCAGCAGTACACTTGATGTGATTGGCAATGTGTCAGGTGGAAATATTTCAACAGCTGGACTAGCCACTGTAACAGGCAATGTCAACGGTGGCAACCTAAACACTGGCGGTGTTGTGATAGCAACAGGCAATATCACAGGTGGAAACATCATAACTGTGGGATCAATCAGTGCAGGCTCAGCTGGCATCCTGGCCACAGGCAACATTCGTGGTGGCAATATTAATAGTGATGCCAAGGTAAGTGCCACAGGCAATGTGTACTCAGGAGGCGGCCTAGAAACTCAAGGCAACATCAGCGCAACAGGCTCAGTATTAGCAGCTACAGCCATTCTAGGCAATGCCAATGTCACAGGCAACATGTTTGGCACAGGCATTGGTGTGGAAAACATTGTGTGGCAAAGCACCACAGTGCCTTTTAGCAATGTGGCCATGGCCAATGTGGGCAGCCTAGGATTCTTGGCACTGGCCGGGAGCAGCTACAAATTTGAAGCATATATGCCTGTGCTGCCAGCAGGCGGAACCACCACAGGATTCAGCACCTATTTT